CCTGGGGAATGAATCTCAAAGCCATGCACCATATCATGTCGAAGAGAAACTGCTTTATTGCACAGCAAAATATGTGGACACCGCTTGTCTCTGGGGTTGTAAACGAAATGGTTGACAAAGTTCACCCAATGTTTAGGAACATAGCATTGCCTCCTTGTTTCAAAGGCGGTAAGTACAACTCTTGCCCCTATTATCAAATCTCCAGGGAGAGAGTTCAGGGCCGGGATGCAATGCCACCATGTCCAATATGGGTGTACAACCAAACTGGAGATGCGCTTGATGCCTTTATAAAGTCAGAAACCGAAACGGGTAAGGCGGCAACATGGTCTCCACCAGAGCAGACCCCAGAAGATATTCGAAATTGGGGATCGTCTTCCCAACTCGAAAAAGATATGCTAGCCAGGAATATGGAACGCTTTGAGCACACATGGAAACTCAACGTTTTAACCGGAGCACCTTTATGAAGATTCTAGTCACCGGGGCTGCTTCAGGGCTAGGAAGTCTTATCGTTAGGGCGCTACAGTCCGATCACGAAGTGATGGGAATAGACAAGGAAGAGTGTGACTTGCGCTCGTGGCAGTCGGTTCAAATGCTCGCCCGCATTACTCAAGAACTAGACGTGCTTGTAAACTGTGCCGGGGTAAACAAGATTGCGTATCTTGCAGAGTTCAAGCCGGAGGATTGGGACGACGTTCTTAACACAAACGCCCGTTCGATCTTCTATACCTGCAAGGCCTTTCTACCTCATCTCATTCGGTCTAAAGGTACCGTTCTCAACATTGTATCGAATGCGTCCCACATGCCAATGACCTCAAGCACAGCTTACAACGCTTCGAAGGGTGCGGCGCACATCATGACCCTACAGCTTGCTAGAGAACTCACCCGGAACCACGGTATCACGGTATTTGGTATTTCACCGAACAAGCTTAAGGGCACCGGCATGAGCGACGATATAGACCGTCAAGTGGAGAAAGTGCGCGGATGGTCGACAGAAGAAGCGCACAAGTACCAACTTGCAGGGCTGCTTGCGGGTGAAGAAACCGATCCTGCGCTGCTAGCAGAGTTCGTTGCGTTCTTGCTTGCGAGTAAGGATCGACACAAATTCTTAACCGGATGTGTGATTCCGTATGGAGCCTAAAGATCTTCTTGCAGCGTTCGAAAACCATCTTAAGAGCTGGAAGGAAGGAAATAGGAATAACTACAGTCAGGGGTACGTAGAAGGACTCGAACAAGGGCTTCGAATTGTTAGTGAGTTCTTTCAGTCTCCGTCTTCACAGCCGATTCTTCAAGAGGCGCACACCCTTATTTACGGAGAGCGTGCCGAACTCTATGGAGACCCCAAAGAGAACGTTGAGGATATCGCGGGTAGGTGGTCTGATATTCTTGGGGTTCAGGTTACTGGGCAGCAATACATTCTCTGCATGGTAGCTCTCAAAATGTCCAGGTTACGACGAACGCCAGACCACCGAGATTCCTGGCTTGACATTGCTGGGTACGTAGGTGTGTGGGATAAATGTAAATATGGGCACAATTCAAATTAAGGATTCACCAATGAATATAGATCAAATTGCTTTTTGTACTCAGGACCCCGAGGCCCTTAAGACGCTGCTACAGACCGTGTTTGGAGAAAACGCTACCCAGTGGCAAGAAGATCACGTAGTTGCTAATGGTCTAAGCCTGATCGGCACCGACATGTCTCAGTGCGAGTACCTCAATGAAGCTAACTTAAGCTTTAACTACGACCTTGTTAAGGGCGGCGTCGAATTCGAACTGCTCCACTACGAAGACGGACCAAACTGGCTTGACAAAAGAGGAATTACCAATGGCCTTAGCCATCTTGGGGTGCACGTTGAAGACCTAACCATTGTTAAGCAACTTTTGCTTGACCAAGGCTACAAAATTGCCCAAGAAGTTCGCACTAAGTCTCATACCAACCCCGCCATTAAGGACACCAGGCGGTATTGGTATTGCATTTTTGATACCAGGGACGTACTCGGGTTTGACCTTAAACTAATTCAAAGGCTGCCGCTATGAACAAAGTTGTTTATGAAGGAGTAGCCATTGGAAGCATCCGAGAATCGGAGGCGGGGTATGAAGGCTATAATCCTAGTGGAGTTCTAGTGCTTGAAGATTCTTCTCTCCCTAAGGTGTATAAAGCACTATGCAAAAACGCCTGCACCAGCGGACTTCTGAAAATGGTTCGCCCAGGAATCTACAAGCCTTCAGTAAATTCTCCGTAGGAATTTAAGGGCCTTTTTATGGACGACAATATCTATGCGATTTGTTAAGCCTCTCCCTACCATATGCTTCGTAGACATTGAGTCTACGGGAGCAGATCGTTGGAGAGAGGACCTTCCTTTTGCGGTTTCTGTCCTTTGGGGAGATCCGATTCAACCCGATTTTGAATACTTTGAATGGCCGGTAAACCCTCTTACGAGAGGAGTTACTCCGGATCCCAAAGATATTCTTCGCATTCGAGAATTTATGGAGAACCCGTCGGTGACTTGCTGCGGGCATTTCTTTAAGAAGTTCGATGTTCCTATGCTTGCAAAACTTGGGGTTGGTTGCGAAGGACCTATTGAAGACACTCTAATCGCCGCCAAGGTATGCCACAACCTTGAACTTACCTATGGCCTAAAAGATCTTGCTTGGAGAAGGTTCAGGTATCCGAAAGAAGATATGGAAGACCTGAAGGGACACGTCAAGAAAATGCAACGACGTGCAACCAAGATTGGGTGGAAAGTAGCTTCTAAGGTAGAACCTGACTACTGGCTTTGCAGGTACGTCGATACCCTCATGCCTGAACTGCCTAATGAAGAGAGAGATCGAATCCGAAACGCCTGTGCCGTATACTGCATTGGAGACACCATCAGAACCAATTTAATATGGGGTAAGTGCTCTGCGGAAATGGCTAAGGACCCTCTTCTTGCCAATACTTATGCGCTTGAAATGGAGTTGCTTAACGGCGCAATTACGGCTATGGAAGAACGCGGAGTTACCATTTCTAAGTCTCGCTGCGAAGAACAGCTTGAGTACAGCAAGAAGAAGGCTACCGGACACCTAAAGATAATGCACGAAATGCTTGGGGACCCAGAGTTCAATCCTGACTCTCCCCCTCAACTTTCTAAGGTACTATATAAAGACCCCTACAACTTACATTCAATTAAAAAGTCTCGTTGCGGAATGGATTCAACCGACTGGAAATCCCTAAGACCCCATCAGGAACACCCATTTGTTAGAGAACTCCTGATGTACCGTTCTGCTAGCAAGGCTTGCGGTACTTTCTTTGAAAAAGCCTTAAGAGTAATGCAACCAGGACCGGACGAAGACACCTTCGTTATACGATGTTCTTGGAACCAGCTAGGAGCGCAAAGTACGGGGAGGCTCTCCAGTAGCGGAGACATGAATCTTCAACAGCAACCAAACCCGGAGTCTTCTCCAAGAGGTACGGACGTACACGGTAGGTACCCCTTTGGACCGCGCAAGGGCTATACGTGGTTTTCTATGGACTATTCCAAGATGGAACTCATGGTCTTCGCGGATATGGCAAATGTAACCGGAATTCTGGAAGTCCTTGCTAAAGGAGAGGATCCGAATAACCATATTACTAATATGGCCTGGGGTGGAAAAGGAAACCCAGCCGCACTTGAAGCTGCCGCTCACGCCCTTGAACTTGGTCACGATGATCCAACTCGTCAAGAGATTCAGGACGTATGGAATACCTTCGGATGGAACACAGAAAAAGCCAAGTACGGAATGCGTTCTGCCTTGGCTCTTGAAACTGCAGACCTATGGCTTTCAGAATTTGATTACAATATAGTCAAGGCTGAAAAATCGATAGAAAAGTCCCAGTCTCGTCAGAGGGGTAAGACGGTTATGTTCGTTAAGCAGTACGGCGGTGGGGCTACTGCCTTAACGGATCTCCTCTTTTGTTCAGTCGTGGAGGCCAAGAAATTTATTGACCAGCTCGATAGGGCCTTTCCTGAAATTAACCAGTATATTAAGGCAATTTCTGCCCAAGCCATTGAGCAAGGATTTATAGTTACCCGCTATGGGAGAAAGCTGTATGTAGACCCAGACACACCTTATAGGGCCTCTAATTACTCCGTTCAAGGAACCTGTGCAGACCTAATGAAGGACGCCCTTCGAAGGTGTTACAAGTTTCTGAAGGAAACCGAACTCGATGCTCATATCATTATGACGATTCACGATGAGATCATGTTCGAAATCCGAAACGACCACTGCTTTAAGTGGGTGCTTAGAGAACTAGCTCGAATTATGACCGACCACGAAGGCCGACTTCGAGTAAATATGGCAGTCGAAGTTAAAAAATGCACCCACAACTGGGAAACTAAGGTGCCGGTGCCTCTTTGACTCCTCCCTCAGTTATTCATATCTCGACTGCTCCCAAGGACTGGAAGGCTAACCCTAGGTACGTGTACATAGGGCGTCCTGGGTACTTCGGAAATCCGTACAAGCTTTCTGACAACGAAGAGCGCGGTGCAACGCTTCAAAGGTTTGAGCAATGGGCCAGGGACCGCTTCCGCTCTGACGTGGAATACAAAGAGGCCGTTATGGGCCTCTCAGGAAAAATCCTCGTCTGTTTTTGTGCTCCAAGTCCTTGTCACGGAGAGGTGCTTGCCAAGCTTTGTCAAGAGCTGCACCTCGTTGAACACCTGGCTAAGATAGGTCGAATAGCCTGGAGCAACTACGCCATTCAAACCCTTAAGAATCCCCCGCATTCCTTTACCAAGTCGTGGGAAGAGACAGGTGAGTGGGGAAGAGAAGGCAACAGGGTCGTTGCCGCCGCCATCATGGAAGAACTCAATGCGCGTTACAATTGCCAACCCAGACCTTGGCAGCTTAGTTAGGGTCTACACTTCGTTGGGGTTTAACGGCACCTCAAACTCAGGCGCTGAGATCTTCGGAGACTGCCTATTCTGTGGTCACAGAAACAAGCTCTACGTAAATTCTACAACAGGCAAGTTCTTTTGTCACTCCTGCAGTGAGTCTGGAAATCTTACATCGTTCATGACGAAGATGTGGGCGCGGTGGCGCGAGGATTACCCCTCAGAAACCTGGGTAGCGCGGGTGGCGGAACACCGTTCGTTACCAGAGGACGTTCTTCTTGAGGCGGGCCTTTACTTTGACGGAGAGCGCTACGGATTTCCGGTAAGAAACGCTCAAGGCAACGTCATTAACCTTCGAAGGTTTCACCTAAAAGACAAAATTAAGATGCTTGGACTGTCCCTTCCAGTCTTTATCTGGGGCCTAGAAACTATGAAGGCGGACTCTCGTGACGTCTACGTAGTAGAAGGTGAGTGGGATTGCCTTGCTATGAGGGCTATGTCACCCGAGGCCTGCGTTCTTGCGGTTCCTGGAGCGGGGGTCTGGAAGGAAAAGTGGACTGAGATTCTTGAGGGTCGAAATATATTTTTAACCTATGATAACGACGAGGCTGGCCTTAACGGAATGAAGCGAGCCTTTGAGCTTCTGAGAGGCCCTCGTAAGGGACTGAAAATTGTTAAATGGATGGACGGCCTTAAGGAAGGCTACGACGTTAGGGATTTCTATATAGATTCCGGTGATCAGGAACTCCTTAAGGCCTTCTATACGGACAAGCCTTACTGGCACTCCGGAGAAATTCCAGTTATTGATGACAAGCCCAGGGACCTTGCTCGCGTCTTCGACGTTTTCAGGCGGTGGCTCGTGGTTACCCCTGAGCACGAGGAAATGCTTAAGATCGTTCTAGCTATAACCCTTTCAAACCGCATTGGAGGCGACCCCGTATGGCTTTACGTGGTGGGTCCCCCAGGATCGGGCAAGACCGAAGTTCTAATGTCTCTATCGGGCTGTCCAGGGGTCTTAACCAGCTCTTCCATAACGGCGCGGGGATTGGTTTCTGGGTACAGAAATGGCGTTGGGGACCCTTCGCTAATCCCTAGGCTAAAAGGGAACGTTTGGATCCTTAAGGATTTCACCGAAGTGCTTCGACAACCTTCGGCTTCAAGGGAAGAAGTGTTTTCAATCCTAAGAGGCGCTTACGATGGAGAGGTGGTTCGTAACTTTGGTAACGGCGTTGAGGTTAAGTACGTTGGATTCTTCACCATGATAGCGGGCGTGACTCACGCTATCGATGGGAACAACATAGGGGAAGTTGGAGAGCGGTTCCTCAAGTACCGAATGGTTGGTAGGGGAGAGCCCTCACGCCGTGCCGTTATTAAGGAAGCCTTAACCAACGTAGGGTCTGAAAACAGTATGCGAGAGGAACTGAAACTTGCCATAGCTGAGTTTATTGCGTTCGACGAGTCGGTGGTTGAAGAGCCCGAGGTTCCTGAGCAGTTCGAGGAACGCATCGTTGACCTCGCTGAGATAATCTCGTTGCTTCGCACAACTGTAGAGAGAGATGGCTACCAACGCAACAGAATTTCATATCGCCCAGAACCCGAAGTCGGAACTCGCGTCAGCAAGCAGCTTAAACGCATTCTT